TCAAGCAGAAAAGACCTGGAGGTTTACTTGCATAATGGCTACCTTCCCTTCAATCACACCAACATACGGACAGCAGAAAAGATCCGCACCGCTAACTAGAACAATTCGTTTCGCTGACGGCTATGAGCACAGAATATTATTTGGACTTGCTGCACATCAAAATCCAAAAATTTATAATTTTACTTTTGAAGTATCGGAAACAGACGCAGACACTATAGAAGGATTTTTAGACAGCAGAGCAAATGATAGTGCCAGCTTTACTTTTACTCCACCAGGAGAAGGTTTTACAAAAACAGGAACTTACTCTCAATCAGGAACTACAGTAACAATTACAATCACAAGTCATGGTGTAGCTGTAGGAGATGAACTTACTATTGACTACACTTCTGGTTCCGCAACTGATGGTACATTTCTTGTCGCTTCGGTTACTGACTCCAATGTATTTACTGTTACTGCTGCTGCCAGTGCTACAAATAGTGGAAATGTTTCGATTACTTTATCGGGTGCTGGACAGTATGTTTGCGAAAATTGGTCAAAATCTATACCATATAACAATAGAGCCACGATCCAAACAACATTTAGAGAGGTCTTTGAACCATGAGTAGTGCTGCTATCGTTAGCAATCTTCAAAATATAAATCCATCAGCAATAATTGAATTATTTACTCTTACTTTAGACAGTAGTTTACATGGATCGAGCACAGTTTACAGATTCCATGCTGGTTCATCTCTGAAGGATAATGGAGAAATAGTCTGGGCAGGAAATGCATACCAGAGATTTCCGATAGAGGCAGAAGGATTTGCTTTTACAAAAGGACAGCTACCTCGTCCTACGCTAACAGTCAGCAATGCACTGGGAACAATAAGTGCTATTTTAATTGACGTTAATGCCACAACTACTGGTAATGATTTAACAGGTGCAACTGTTACTCGTATCAGAACCTTGGCAAGATTTTTAGATGCTGTTAATTTTCCTGGAGACATAAATCCTTATGGAACACCAGATTCTACAGCAGAGTTTCCACAGGAAATATACAAAGTTGATAGAAAATCAGCAGAAAACAGAGATGTAGTTCAATTCGAGTTGGCTGCTGTATTTGATCTTGCTGGTATTCGTGCCCCACAAAGACAATGCACTAGAGCCGAGTTTCCTTCTATAGGCACAATCGCAACATGAACTGGAAAGAAGCTGCACTTAATCATGCAGAAATTGAAGATCCGAAAGAATCTGTTGGTCTTTTGCTGAATATCCGAGGAAAAGAAAGATATTATCCCTGCCGTAATCTTTCAATGACAGCACATCAATGTTTTATTCTTGATCCAGAAGATTATGTAAAAGCAGATAATTTAGGAGATATTGTTGCTGTTGTGCATAGTCATCCAACAACACCGCCTACCGCTAGTCAGGCTGATAAAGTTGCTTGCGAGCAAAGTAAACTTCCCTGGCACATAGTAAATCCAAAAACAAAACAGTGGGGATATTACGAGCCACAGGGATATGAAGCACCCTTGTTAGGCAGACAGTGGGTATGGGGGATAACAGACTGTTGGTCCTTGGTTCGTGATTACTATAAACAGGAAAAAAATATAGAGTTGAAAGATTATGAAAGACCTATTACTCCAGAAGAGTTTATGAAAGATCCCTTGTTTGAAAGTTATGCTTGGCGAACTGGATTTAGAGAACTTAGACCAGATGAAAAGTTACAAGCTGGAGATGTTTTATTGATGAGTATTTTAGATTCAACTTTAAATCATGTAGCTATTTTTCTAGGAGATGATGTACTTCATCATTTAACCGATAGACTATCTTGTAGAGAGCCATATTCTCCGTGGTTGTTAAAATGTACAGGAAAGAGGTATCGTTATGCTTCGTAAAATAAAATTATATGGAGAACTTGCAGATTTTGTAGGTCATAAAGAGTTTGAAGTAAAAGCAGATACTTTGGCAAGTGCCGTTAGTTTTTTAATAAATAACTTTGAGGGCATAGAAAAATATATGAGTCCAAAATATTATCAAGTAAAAGTTGGTAACTACGCTATTGATGAATCAGAAATTGATTATCCAATCGGAAAACAAGATATACATTTTGTTCCTGCTATAAGTGGTGCTGGTAGAGGCTTCGGGAAAATATTACTAGGAGCAGCACTGATAGGTTTAGCAATAGCAGCCCCAGGTGCAGGGTTCTCTTTTGGGTCAAAAGGAGTAGGTTTTATAGCTACAGGTGCAGCCCCTAGTGCATTTATGGCAGGAGTAGGAAATCTGGGTATAGCTTTAGTGCTTACTGGAGTGTCTGAAATGCTAACTCCTTTACCTAAAAGACAAGAGTTTAACTCTGAAGAAGATCCCAGACTATCATTCAGTTTTGGTGGAACGCAGCAGACAGGGAGAGCAGGAACTCCCGTACCTCTGGTATTCGGGGAAATTTTTACTGGCTCAGTGGTAATCAGTGGTTCAATAGATACGGAGCAAGTACAAGCATGATTGAAAAGAAACATCTTATTAGAGGTGCAAAAGGTAATGATCCACCTCCTTCGCCTCCACAACCAACTAGAGAACCTGATACTCTTCATAGTAGGCAGTTTGCAACCTTTCTCGATCTTGTTTCAGAAGGAGAGATAGAGGGTTTTGCAACAGCATCAAAAGAAGAAAGAACAAAAGGTACAACTGCATACAATAACGCTGCATTAAAAGATGTTTTTCTTAATGACACTCCAGTATTAAGAGCATCCGCAGATTCTACAGACCCACAGACTACAGATTTTAATTTTCAAGACGTAAAATTTACTCCTCGTTTTGGTACTGGCAGTCAAACTAAAATACCTGGGATTGAAAGTAGTGTATCAACAACCAGTGTTGGTGTAGAGGTTACTGCAAGTACTCCTGTTACTCGTCAGATAACAAATACTAATGTTGATGCTGTAAAAGTATCTATTACATTTCCACAATTACAAAAGGCTACTGATGCTGGAGATTTATTAGGTTCTTCTGTTCAGTTAAAAATAGCTGTTCAATATAATTCTGGTGGTTTTACTGATGTTATCACTGACACTATTAGAGGTAGAAGTGGAGATGCGTACCAAAAAGATTATCGTGTAAATATTACTGGATCGTTTCCTGTTGACATAAGAGTTAGCAGAGTTACAGCAGATAGTACAGATACTAATTTAAGAGACAGTTTTCAGTGGACAAGTTTTGGAGAGATTATTGACGATGCTTCTACATACTTAAATAGTGCATATAGTTCAATAAGACTAGACTCGATGCAGTTTAGTTCTATCCCTGCTCGTAAATTTAGAATCAGAGGAATAAAAGTAAGAATCCCAGGAGCAGGAGCATCTAGTTCTGGTACTCCTACTGTTGATAATAATACTGGTCGAATTATTTATCCTGACAGCTATATATTCAATGGAACACTCTCGGCAGCAGTATGGACTTCATGTCCCGCAATGATTCTGCTCGATATTTTAACTAATGACAGATATGGATTTGGTGCTCATATAACAGACAGTTCTCTTGATCTTTTTAGTTTTGTAGCAGCCAGTAAATTCGCTAACACTCTTGTCGATGATGGTGCTGGAGGACAAGAAGCAAGATTTAGCTGCAACGTAAATATCCAAAGCCCAAGAGAAGCATTTGATCTAATAAATGAATTGGCTGGTGTTATGAGATGTATGCCAATCTGGTCTGCTGGTTCGATAACAATTACACAGGACAAACCAACTGATGCGAGTTATCTATTCAATCTATCGAATGTGGGAGAGGGTGGATTTAGTTATGCAGGAAGTAGCTTAAAAACTAGACATAGTGTTATATCTGTTTCTTACTACAACATGGATAGTCAGGATGTGGATTTTGAAGTTGTAGAAGATGCCACAATAAAATCCAAGATTGGCACTGTAGTCAAACAGGTAAAAGCATTTGCGTGTACTTCCCGTGGTCAAGCCCGAAGATTGGGGAAGGCAATATTGTTCGCTGAAAATAATGAATCTGAGGTTTGCACTTTTACAACATCTATAGATTCTGGGATAGTTGTACGACCTGGTGCAGTTATTGAAATACAAGATCCAGTAAGAGCAGGGGTAAGAAGAGGTGGAAGATTGAAAACTGTCACTTCTACAACTGTTGTCACTGTAGATGACACTGCTGCAACAGATTTTGCTGTTGATGCAAGCGGAAATCCTGTAGGAGATGCAACTTTAAGTGTACTTTTACCCGATGGAACGGCTGAAAGTAGGACAATCTCATCTGTATCAAATGGGACTATAACTGTTAGTTCTGCTTTTTCGCAGACACCTAATGTAAATACGATCTGGCTTATATCAAACGTAACTGTAAAGTCTCAATTATTTAGAGTAATAACAGTAGAAGAACAGGATGGTATAAATTATGCGATTACAGCTTTATCTTATGTCGAAGGCAAGTATGCGTTTATTGAAGATGGCGAAGCATTAACAGCAAGAACTGTATCAAAACTAAATTCTCTTACTGAACCTCCCTCTGGTTTAAATGCTGTTGAAAGAATATTTCCTATTAATAATCAGGCTGTATCAAAAATTGTTATTAGTTGGCAACCTATTGTCGGTGTTGTGCAGTATCAGGTTAATTACAGGTTTGAAGATGAAAACTTTATAAGTGAAAAGGTATCAAGACCTGATTTTGAAATAATGAACAGTAGAAAAGGAACTTATACGATCCAAGTATTCTCATATAATGTTTTAGATCAATTATCAGCGACTTCTACTAATTTAACTTTTGAAGCTGTTGGTAAAACAGCAGTTCCGCAGGATGTTACAGGATTACTTGTCGAACCAGTTTCAGATCAGTTTGTACGACTACGTTTTGATAAGGCAACAGATATTGATGTTACGCATGGTGGAAACGTGGTTGTCAGACATAGTAACCTTACAGATGGAACGGGAACATTTACTAATTCTGTTGATATTATCCCTGCTCTGCCAGGGAATGTATCTGAAACATTAGTACCAGCAGTTGATGGAGAATATATTCTTAAATTCAGAGATGATGGTGGCAGACTAAGTTCTGGAGAAACTTCTGTTGTTGTTAGTACTCCTGATCCTGTACCTAAATTACTTGTACTAGCAGATAGAGAAGATACAGATGCAACACCTTTTGCTGGAGATAAAGTTGATTGTTTCTTTTCTGATGATGTAAACGGACTTGTTCTTGGATCGTTAGAAACATTAGATGATGTAACTGATTTTGATACTATCCCTGATTTTGACTTCTTAGGTGCTGTTGATATTACTGGTGGTCATTATGATTTTGCTTCCAAGCTGGATTTAGGTGGTAAACAACCACTTAGATTGAAACGTCACTTTGTTACACAAGGTTTTTATCCAAATGATCTGATTGATAAAAGATCAGCAAACATTGATACCTGGACTGACTTTGATGGTGCTACTGCATTTGATGTCAATGCAAAACTATTGGTGGCAACAACTGACAGCGATCCAGCTACATCTGATTCAGCAACTTACACGCAATCTGGAACGACAATAACAGTAACAAAATCTAGTCATGGATTCAGTGCTGGCACTTTTGTCGATATTGATTTTACAAGTGGTGGTGCAACTGATGGATATTTTGAAGTTCAATCTGCACCAAGTAGCAGTACTTTCACTGTCACTGCCTCATCCAGTGCAACAATATCAAGTAGCAACTGTAATATCGGAGCAGGATTTACTAAATTCAACACACTTGCTAATGGAACATTTATTGGTCGAGGATTTAGATTTAGATGTGAGATGGATTCAGATGACCCTGCACAATCCATTGAAGTAGATCAACTTGGTTATACAGCAGAACTTGATAGTAGAACTGAAACTGTAAATACTGCAATAGCATCTGGTACGTCAAGTAAAGCAGTTACGTTCCAACACGCTTTCTTTACAGGAACTTCTGAACTTGGAGGATCTACTTCTGCTTATCTGCCTAATATTGGGATTACAATAGAAAATGCCCAGGCTGGAGACTTTTTCGCTTTATCTAGTATTTCTGGTACAGGATTTACAATAGATGTAAAAAATAGAGATACATCTGGTAGTGAAACTTTTGTTAATAGAAATTTCAAATATGCTGCAACGGGATTTGGTCGTGGTAGTTAGAGTTGAATTAAGATATACTTAAATAAAAAAT